AAAGACCTCCTACTAATCCATCAAATAGACTATTAAATCCTTCTTTTATACCTCCTATAATACCATCTTCACTATAGCCTTTCATGAAGCCTTTAACAAAATCAAAGATTCCCATTAAGATTGTTATCGGTAAAAATACTTTTCCTAATATTCTTCCTATTTTACCAGCAAAGCCCATAATTGCTTTAAATGGACCGCCAGTTGTAAATTTAACTATTTTTGTGAAAATTCCTGCCAGTTTTCTAAAGAATCCTCCTTTTCCACCAAATACTTTTTGAAGTAAATTACTGATTGATTTAAATAATTTACTATTTTTAAGTTTATCTAAAATATCAGTTAAAAATTTAGCCAATCGTCCTTTCGTAAAAAAGTTGAGTTCTCTTCCTAATTGGCGAAGAAAGCTAATAAAGCTTGCAAAAGGTGCTAATAGCAAACCAAACCCTAAACCTAATAATTTACTTAAACCGCCATCGGTTTTAGGTATTAAAGATTTAAGTCCATCAAGAAGAGAATTGCTAATACCCTTAATGCCATCTGCGATATCTTGAAAAAGAACTCTTTGCTCAATCCTTTGTTCTATTTCTTTAAGATCATTCTTTTTCTGTTGATCTATAAGAGGCTGAGCAATGTTTTTAGAATTTGCAATTGTCACTTTTTGTGTGACAGTTTCAAGATCCTTTTTAGTGATGTATGGTTCGTTAGCCATTATTTTGTTTTTGTTTTAATTCTTCTTCTTCAATGTGGTCTTTTAAAAGTGTAATGTAAATCTCCCTTTCCCATGGAATCATGCTATCTAATTCTGATAAACTATATTTGTGATGTTGTACTAAAGAAAATTGAACATGATAATAGTTTTCAAGTGAATTATGAGAAAGGGCTATATGAAAAAATCACTTAAACCGCTTAAAACTTTTTTGTTTTTATGACCAGTTGGTCCTTCAAATTCAATTTCATGTTTAAGAGAAGGTGTTGAATCAAGCCATTTTTTAATTTCTTTTACTTGTTCTGTGTTTAATGAATCAATGAAGTTTTCAATATCTTTTGGTGTTGCGTCTGAAAATGGATATACAGTATCATTATCATATACACTTTCAATTACACTTGAAAGCGCTTGAATAAGTGGATTTACATCTTTTCTTCCTCTGGCAGCGCGTTCAGCATCCTTTAAACCAGGCGATCGAAGGATAATTCCAACATCATCTGTTAGTTTAATGTTATTATCAATAGCATCTCCCTTTGTTATTTTAACTTCTGAGAGATCAATTGGTACTTCAACAAACTCTCCGCTTTCATCGCATTTTACACGTATTTCTGTTGTTTCGCCTACACTTTTTGCTCTAATTTGCAATAAAATATATTCCAAATCGCTCATTGTAAGTGAATACAAATCGAGTTTATTAAATGTGCAAGCTTTAATAATATCTTTCATAGCAGCAATCATACTTGCATCTGTTCCTGCTTCTTGTGCAATCATTAATACCTTTTCCTCTTTTACAAGGAATGGGCGGAATTCAACCATCTCATCACTTGAAGGGATAGTTAAAAAATATTTGGGTGTTTCAATTTTTGGTAATGTCATAATAATTTAATTATAATTTATATAAGTCGCTTGAATATATCAAGCTTGTCAGATGTACTGTTTATAACAGATCTGAGACGCGTTTCAGTTACAAATCTATTGTAAGTCATATTCACTGATACTTGTGTTTTAGCATCAGTGTTTTCATTCGAAAGGGCAATACTATTAACGGAAGTTGGATAAGAGTCGATTAAACGTACACCGTAGATAGTAGCATTGTTTTTATCTAATAATTGAATGTGTGTATCAGTTTTATAATCACTATCGTAAGAGACTAAATGCGATTCAGGGTCAATAATACTTTCCATCCATTTATCAAACATTTTTTTAATATAAACATCATTTGTTAATGTGAATACAAACTCAACATCTTCTTCGATAATAGTCTGTGGATACTTCCTTGGATTTCTACCGAAGGCATCGTAATCACCAGTTTGAATAAGACGTCCAGGCAAAGAACACGAATCGCAAAGTATGCTTATATCTCTTGGATCATTAACGATAGGACCTTGTCCAAATAAACCGCCTAAGTTTAATAATGTTTCTGTAGGAGGAAGTATTGTAACTGAAAATCTATTTGACGCAGCAAGTCCTCTTCTTTTACCAATTGTTGATTTAAAATCATCAATTTTTGAAGGATTAAGAGCATTATTGATATCGTTTTGGAATGACATAATTAGGTGAATTGTTTTCTTGATTGTTGCCATACACCTTTCGCTTTAATCCTTATAAACTGCTCTGACGGTAAGAAGAGTACAGTCTCCCAATGCTGGGCAGGGATTTCCACGATTCGTGATCTGATGTGGTCGGTAAGATAGTGTTTAAAGCAGGGGGCGAAATATCGTAGTCTTGCATTAGATTTTAAAAAATTGTATTTCAATTTCAACTTAGTACTACTGTTATATTTCTTATTATTTGTATATTCTGTAAGTCGATCAAAAAAGATGGCTCTATATCCTGGTGAAAGGTAATGAAGGTTGAGGCCGTAGAATCCACCTTCTGCTTTGTCAACTAAGAATATAAGAGGAAATCTGTCATAGTATGGTAATGTCTTCTTATGCTTTGGATCATAAGTGTACATAAACATACGACCAACGAGTGGTGTAGTTCTATATTCAAAGTTTTCATCAGATAAAAGTTTTTTACGACTTGGTATTGTACTTAGAAGCTCAATCTCGTTTCTAAACCATTCAAGCGATTCCTTTGTATTACGCTCGATGCCAGAAACAGTTGCTCTATCTTCAAGTCTATTAATAAACGTTGCCATCTATATCTATTTATAAAATTTTTATACCAAATGAACGCAATGTTTCTTCAGTCCAAATTTCAAATATCATATCGTGTTTATATGCAAATGCTTTCGCTGCTTCCCACTTAGACTCATTTTTAATGTATGTCATTACCTCAGTTAGGTATCTTTTTGTTTTACGAGAAGGTTGTTTAGGAGGTTGTGTTTGTTTTTTAGGCTTTATCTCAATAATGTAAACACTATCCTTTGTACGTACAAACAAATCTACGAAATAACGATGGATTTTATTATCCGTTTTACAGCGATATGGAATTACTACTTCTTCTGAGTTCCAACCAATTATATCTGGATTACTATCTAACCATTTAAAAGCCTGCCTTTCCCACAATGAACGATATTTAACATTTTTAAAATCTCCTTCGTATTTCTTAGGATTCTTTACCTTATAACGTCCAGAATATGCCATGATTTTATTATAAATAATACCAAAGAAGTATTTATATGGCTATTAATATACCAAATGCAACTGAGTTTATACCACGTGCAATTCCTTTTAAATCCAACAATGCATCAACCGGAGGTGTATTAAAGTTTCCAGAAAACATTGGTGATTTAAATAGACCTTACGTATGGTTTAGATGTAAGACTAAACCTGGAGAAGCTCCCTTAAACATATATTTTCCGTGTCCTCAAGGATTGGCGTTTAATGATGGAGCAGCATATAATACAATTGACATGGGATTGATTGATACGATAGGTGAAATTGCTAATGCATCTATTAATGCATTTCAAGGAAAGGATAAATTGGAGGCCTCTCTTAATGCTGCGCGCGAAGGCGGCCGACGCATTATGAAAGAAATAGAATCTGCTGGAAGTTTAGGCGCTGGTATATTAGCAGCTAGAAAGATTGGAGCAGATAAGGTAGCTACATCTTTAGAACTTAGAGGACAGGTAATACAAAATCCTAAAACAAATACTGCATTTAGTGGAAACACTGTAAGATCATTTCAATTTGATTTCAAAATGATTGGTAGAAGTGTAAATGAAGTTAAAATCATCGATAAGATACAAAATGAATTTCGAAATCAAGTATATGCTAAACGGCTAAATGGTGGAAATATTATGTTAAAATATCCCAATCAATGGGAAATTAGATTTATTGATCCTAGAAATGGGCAAGAGTTAAACTATGTTCCTAAGATTTATTCATGTTATTTACTTGCATCAAACACTACCATAAATAGCACTTCGAATACTTATAGAAAAGATATGTCTCCTTATGAAGTTGATATGTCATTACAATTTCAAGAAACAAAAGTTCTTACTCGGGACGAAATTGAATCTTTAGAAAATAATGGTGATAGGACAAGTTCGGCTCAAGAAGCTGCTGAAAGCATCCTTGGAGAAGTCGAAACGTTGACTAATACTGCAAAAAATTTGGTAGACACAAATATAAGTAAGGCAGTTAAAGCTGTCGATGATTTCAAAAATCCCGAAAATAATTAAGAATAAGATTAGTTAAATTATGTTTTTTAAACAATTCCCCAAAACACAATATAGTATTGAAAATGATGCTATATTAACAAATGTTACTGATTATTTTCGATACGTAGATATTGTTGAAAGGTTAGCTAATAACTTATATGCGTATAAAAAAGTTCAAATTGGCCATGGTGAAAGGCCTGATGTTTTATCACAAAGGTTGTATGGAACTCCTGATTATTATTGGACCTTTTTTATATGCAATGATTCGTTAAAAGAAGGATTATCTGTATGGCCGAAGAGCGATCCAGAGATTAAAAACTTTATAGCAAATCAATATAAAAACATATCTGCATTTAGATTTCCATTATCTGAAGAAGATACGAATGGTTCACGATACACACCTTTAGGTATTCCTATTCTCAATAAAAAGTATTTACCTTATTTAAAATTGTGTAGACCTATTGCTGTTCGTGTATGGGCCGAAGCTAAAATTGTTGATTACGATCCTAACAAATCACTCATTTGGATTGACAATTCAACTATTGGTTGGTATTCAGATGATTCGACGATAAATGCTAATAATGGAAATGGCGGAGAAATTGATACACAATATTCGAATAGCGCAAAGAATAAGTTATTTTATACTTCTACATCTGCTCAAGACTTTACAGTTCAGTTTAGAGAAAATGGAAACTTATCTGATAAGATTGAATTCCAAAGGGAAGTTCAATTAGCTGCAATTCGATTTAAGCCAAATGTAGGATACGATACATTTCCGTTATTTTCAATTGATAAGTACTATTCAATTCGAT